GGCTCGCGACCGCCTCCAGGGCGAGGGCCTTCTTCGCGGCACCGGTCAGGCCGTTGGCGACGTCGAGGCCCGCGATCACCAGCCGCAGCAGGGCGAGCATGAGGTCGCCGAACTCGGCCCACGTGAGTCCGTCGGCGGCGGCCGACTTGGCCGTCTCGACGAACGCCTTGATCTTCGCGAGCAGGCCGCCGTCGAGGTGCTCGGCGACGGTCACAGGGGCGGCGGAAATCATCGGGAGGCCTCCGTGGAACTGAGGGCGATCCGCATCCGGGCGGCGGCGGCCGCCGCGGCGGCCCGGGCACCGGCGAGCGTCGAGACCTTCACGCCGCGCGGGGCGGCCCGGGCTGGCTCGGCCTGGGCGGGCTCGACGATCCCCTCGGGGTAGTCGTCGACCCAGATGTCGACCGAAATGCCGGCGGCCGCTGCGGCCGACCGCTTCCGCTGGTCCGGCCCGACGAGCAGCACGCCGGCAAGTTCGTCGTGGAGATCCCCGAACGCGGTCCGCAGGGCGGCCCGGTTCTCCTCGTTGTCTTCGCGTCGCGTGACGCACACCACCCGGTTACCGCGGGCCTGGGCATCGGCGACGAACGACCGCCACAGCCCGGGGGCCGCGGTGAACGTGCCGTCGAAGTCGAGGGAGATCGTGAGGCCGCGAGACTCGGCCCGGTGGGCCATCGCGCTCCGGGCGTACTTCCAGAGCGGCAGCGAACGCGGCGCGGCGGAGCTCTTTCCATACGCCGGGTACACGACTGCGGAAACGTCGTAAAGGCCGGAGACCCGCGTCACGGTTCTCGTGACGTTACCACGCTCGTCTTCCTCCCAGACGTCGCCCTTTTGGTGCGCGGTGAACGCGAACGACGCCGCCTTGATCGTGCGGTCCTCGACCATCATCACGAGGTCGCGGCCGTGCGTCGTCTGGAGCGGAGAGTGGACGTACTCCAGCCCCTTGTCTCCGCGTCGCACTTCAAGCCGCCCGTTTGACGTCCGACCCGTGATCAGGTTGGGATCATGGTTGAACAGGAACGGAACGTCGATCTTTGAACGCAGCACTCCAGACGGGTCGAGAAGGTCATCGAATGAGGTCGGCAGGAATCGCTCCTTGAACCCGCCGAGGTCGTTTGACCACGAGTCCCACGGAGGAGAGACGCCGCCGATCTGCGGGGCGTTGTCGTCCCGGCGGGCCACACGCAACGCGTCCGGGTAGTCCTCGATCAGGAGATAGCGACGTTCGACGAGCGGTTCCATTTCATGCCCCCTGCTGCGAAGGTGCTGGCATCGCACCGGACACGATCTTCTTTGCGGCTTCGTAGCTCACGGTCGGGAACGCGGCCTGAATGAGGGCCACCGCCGAATCCTCGGTGAGCAGTCCTTGGGAAACTTGCTGGAGGACGGCGACGAGCGCCGTGACCTGCGCCCCATTCAGGGCGGTCGATGACATATCGAGCCCGGTGGCCGCTGCCGCGAGCGGGTCCGCCGATGGATCGACAGGCATCGAATCGCCGGCATCCGCCGGCGCTTGCACGGCCCCCGCGGCCCCCTTCTGGGCCTGGTTCGCCGCCATCTCCAGCGTCGAGAAGCCGAGTTGCAGGAACGTCTTGTCGGCCTCCGGCTCCTCGAGCAGCGGGAAGTCCTCGAGCTCGCGGATCTCGTTCGGCGTGATGGCCGACATGGCGAACAGCGCCCGGTACAGGTTTGCCCGGGCGACCGAATCGCCGCGGAGCAGCGCCCGTTCGTCGAGCTGGAAGAACGTGCCCTCGCCGTAGGTGTCGGCCAGCCAGAGGTTGACCGCACCCTCGAACCGCTTCTGCCACGGCAGCAGGCACCAGACCTGGGCCTGGAGGTTGTCGGCCTCCGGCGAGCCGTACCGCTGGGCCTTCGCATCACCGACGAGCGAGGCCGGCACGCCCCAGTGGCTGCACACCTCGGGCAGGATGGATTCGCGGAGCTGCTGGAACTGGCTCTGCTCCATCGTGTTCGATTGCATGGGCACGAGCTTGTGGCCCGGGATCATGACCGCCGGCGTGCCGCGGTTGTCCCCGCCGTACATCTCGCGGAACTCCGACCGGTAGCGGGCCATGGTCGTGTCGTCCATCCGCTTGTCGGTCTCGATCACGAAGTCGGGCCGCGCCCCCTTCTTCCAGAGCGTGAGGGCCGCGCCGTCGAGCTCCCGGGCGATCGTGATCGCGGTCGCGAGCGTGTCCGTCGGGGGCGTGCCGGTGATCCCGGTGTCGCCCAGCCAGCGGAAGTGGAGGACCTCACTCTGCTGGAGCGGCATCCACCGGCCCTTCTCATCGAACCACTCGTAGGCGAGCGAGTAGTCGGCGAGCTGCTTCGTCCGCATCCGCCGCGGGTGGAGCGGGATCAGGTGGGTCATCGCCCCGCGGTTGCCGGCCACGACGCGGGCGAAGCCGCCGCCGTGGAGGGCGGTCCAGAAGGCCTGGAGGGTCCAGAAGTCGAACGGGCTCTGCCACGGGTTCGGCCGCACCCGCAGGGCGTGGACCGCCTGCCGGTAGACGCTCGCGGCCGGATCGCCGAAGCCCTGGACCGCGTCGAGCGTTTTGCCCGCCAGCCGCACCTTCAGCCGGGGCGACATGCACCCGATCGACTGGGCGATGAACCGGCAGACGCTGAAGACGCTCGACACCCTGACGGCGAGCTCGGGGTGGACCCGCCGCTGCGAGGCGGAGCCCCAGGCGAGCGGGTCCAGGAGCGTGCTGTCCGCGATCGTGGCGCGCGTGGATGCCCGCGGCGACCGCCGCGAGGCGGGCCGCTTCGTCGACGGATTCTGCGGCGACCGCCTGGAGGCCGTGGGCTTGGCGCGTGGCATGGAAGGCATCCTTCCAAACCGCCACCGATTTGCCCTATAGCCGCGTCACCAGAGCGGCTGCAGGAGCGGGCCGTCGTAGGGCCGTTCCGCGAGATCGTCGGCCTTCTCGATCGCCATGGCGAACGCGTTGGAGGCGGCCGACAGGCCGTCGATCTTCTCGGTGCTCTTGGCCTTGTCCGGCTTGATCATGCCCGTCGTGTCCGTGTAGACGAGGCAGTGGTTCGCGTTCCACAGCAGGATCGGGCTCTCGTATCGGAACTTCCCCTCGACGACCAGGCCCTCGAGCATCTTGCATGGGGCGTTGAGCCTCGACGTCGACTGGGCCACGCCCTTCACCTCGATGTTCTCGCGTTGGAGGAACGTCGCGAGCGGGCCGACCTGCCACGGGTCGGCCCCGACCTGGAGGATCTGGTGATCCTTCCCGAACGCCAGGATGTCGCGGGCCACGTGCTCGTGGTCGAGCCGCGCCCCCGGCGTCACGGTGAGCCAGCCCTCGCGGATCCAGGTCGAGTAGGGGATGCGGTCCTTCCGTTCCCGCTCGGCCACCGTCCCCTCCGGCACCCAGTACCGCATCACGGCGTCATACGATCCGTCGGCCGCCTGGAACAGGAAGCAGGCCGCCGTCATGTCGAGGTTCGACGCCAGGTCGACGCCGACCACGCACGGCCGGCCGGCGAGGGCCTCGGGCGGGGGCCGGCGGCAGTTGGCGAACGCGTCCCCCTTGAACCACTGCTCGTCTCGGCCGTCGGCCCAGACGTTGAGCGAATACCGCAGCCACCGCGAGAACTTCCGCGGATCGGTGGTCGCGTCCTGGTAGTCGGCCGCGAACTCCTCCTCGGCGAACGTGATCCCCATCGACGGGTTCGCCTTCCGCCACACCGCCGGGTCGGAGAAGTCATCCTTCGGATCGGCGGCGTAGATCAGCCCGTAGAAACTCGGGTTCGCGGCCGGGTCGCCGCCATGCTCGCGGCTGACGAGCTGGGCGTCCTTCCACCACTGGTAGCCGACGCCGTTCTTGTTGTCCCCGGCCGTCGAGATCGCGAGCACGAGGCCGTTGGGCGTGGCCCGGGTCGCGTAGGTCAGGGCCGCGACGAGCTCGTCGGAGCGGTGGGCGTGAATCTCGTCGATGATCACGGACCCGTTCAGGCCTTCGTTCCGCCACGCGTCGGCCGACAGGCACCGCAGCACGTTCCCGTGCTCCCGGTTCCGGATGATGCTCTTGGAGTCGACCACCTCCAGCCGCTTCGACAGGATCGGCGAGGCCTCGACCGATCGCTTCAGCATCCGGTAGATGATGCGGGCCTGCTCGCGGTCCACGGCCGCCGGGTAGACGTCGGCCAGGGGGAAGTGGGCCGTCAGGAGGTACTCGGCCAGAGCGGCCATGAGGAAGCTCTTCCCCTGCTTCTTCGGGCAGAAGATCCCGGCCCGGCGGTAGCGGAGCCGGCCGTCCGGCCGCTTCCAGCCGAAGATCGGCATCACGACCCGGTCACGCTGCCAGTCGATCAGCCGCATCGGCTGGGCCGGGCCTCCGTCGGCGGACGGCACCCGGCAGAACTGCTCGATGAACCGGACGGGCCGCTCGGCGGCCTCGAGGTCGAACGTGAACCCGGGGCAGGCCTCGGGCCGCTCGTCACCCGGTGAACTCTCGGAGGGCCGCTTCGTCGGAGTCTTGCTCATCGTCTTTTTTCACCGTTGGCAGGCGGGCTTCGTCCGCTGCGGTCAGGCCGAACTTCGCCGCCAGTATCACGAAATCGCGGCGCGAGTCACGTAGGAGTTTCGCCACCGGCGAGACCGACTGCCCCTTGTCCGTCGCCGTGATCCAGCCTTCGCGGTCGATCTGCTCGGCGAGCCCGCGGATGTCGGCGTGGAGGTGGCACAGCTGGCCGAAGACCTCGGCGTGGACCTGGCGGAGTCGGCCCTCGGCCGCGAGCGTCGGGGCGTGCATCTCCCAGAAGGCAGCCGCGAGCGTGCGGGCCTCGACGTGGGCCGGCTGGGCGACGGCCTCTGGAGTGATCACGCGCGGCGTGTACGTGTTGTCGCCCGACAGCGACCTCTTGGACCCTTTTTGCGGCAGCGGCCCTCTGTTGCCCATCTTCAAGCCTCGCGATTTTTTGAAAACCCGGGGAAAACTCGCGTAGAGCTCGCGTGGGGCTCTGGGCGGAAAGGCCCATTTTTGGCGCGATCCACCCCGGTCGACGCGATTTTCGCCGTCTTTCGCATCACAACACGCCCCGCCTCCGCTGCTCCGCCCTCGTCTTTCTGCCGTGGCACGACTCGCACAGCACCTGGAGGTTGCCCTCGTCATCGGTCCCGCCCTCCTCGAGCGGCACGATGTGATCGACATGGGCCGCAGGCCCGTAGCACACGAGCGAGCAGCTGCGGCATCGGTAGGCGTCGCGGATGAGGATCGCTTTCCGTCTCGCTCGCCAGTCCTTCGACGTGTAGTGTGCCCGCTCCTTCGTAGGCTTGGCCTTCAGGTGGACAGGCGGCCTCCATCGCTCGATGCGTGCTGGCATCACTTCACCTGCACAGCCCCCGCCACCCACCTCGGCGTATACGGGCAGAGCGTGCACCGCCGTCCGCAGCAGCGGCCGGCGGCCAGGAGCACGGCGGCAGGGGTGGGGGGCGTCATGGGGCAGTCGGCCACGGGATCGGGCCTTCGCCGCTGTAGACGCTGGGCAGACCGCGAAGGGCTTGGCGATACGCGGCCCATGCTGCCTGTTGCGACCCGGTGAGCGGCGCGTCGTCGGTCTGCGTCCAATCGGTCAGGCCCATGAGCAGGTCACGCACATGGCGAAGGTAGGCGAGCCGGTCGCCTTCTGGTGGCGGCGATGCCATCGCGGCGACCAGCACCTTGCGGACGAACTTCGGCACCTCTGGCCCGCAGCGGAGCGCGGAGCCTTCGCAGCCGAGAGGGGCATCGGCGGGCAGGCCGAGAGCGACCAGATCGGCATGTTCAATGGGCGGGAATGTCATGCTACGCTCACTAGATGCGGGGTTGCCATAAACCAAGTCTGGCTGGCTGTGCCGCCGTTGTTGACGGCGATGTAGGCCGTAGGCTGTCCGCTCGCCGTGATCGTCGTTGGCCCCCCGGTCGTGCTGAAAGTCGATGCAGTCGCACCGTTCAGCGAGTGCGAGATCGTGACGGTTCCGCTGCCATTGCTGCGGACCACGATCTCGCTGAGATTTCCGCTGAAGTCGCTTGCGGCAGCATTAATGCCGGTGTCGGCAGATGTCAACGAACTGCCGTTATGAGCGAGCAGCCAGATGCGGCTTTGGCGAATCTCAAATCCGATGCCTCGGCCCGAAAGCGTTTCCCACGCAAATCCACCGCTAGCCAAAGCGCCGAACAAATACCGCAACACGCCAGTTGAAGGGCATTGCTGCCGATACACGCGACAGTAAAACGTCGCCGGGAGCGACCAATCGTATCCCTGATTGGTCTTTGAACTTGCCCACAGCGGCTGTGACAGATAAACCGCCGACGAACCGTTGGCTGTAGTGTTGCTTAACACCGAGACGAACGCTGGCGAGTGGTTTGTCTGAACGCTTCCGCCGCTCGCCGTGAACGTACTCGGGAAATTCACGCGAATCCACCCAGCCAGCATCGACCGCGCATTCGCCGGATTCAGCGCGACATTTGTCGCCGTGAGGTCTTGCGCCTGTGCCGTCGTGGCGTAGGTGACGCTCGCGGATGGCGCGGACCATGCCCCGTCGCCCCGCAGGAACGTAGTCGCATCAGCCGTCCCGCTCCCGAGCCGCGCCGTTGCGACCGTGCCACTCGTGATGTCGCTCGCCGCGTGACCGTGAGCCGTCGGCGTCCGCGAGTCGGAGAGCCGGGCGTCGTTCCCCTGGCACGCCGTGCCGCTGGTCGTGCCGTAGGACACGACAAGAGCACCACCCGAGGTCGCCAGGCCAGTGCCGACCGAGATGCCGACCGTCTGGGACGAGTAGGTGATCGGGGCCGTGGCAGACACGACGCCGGGATCGCCCTGCGGGCCTTGCGGTCCGGTGGCACCTTGCGGGCCGGTTGGCCCCGTTGCACCCGTGGCGCCCGTGGCACCAGCCGCACCAGCCGGGCCTTGCGGCCCCGTGTCTCCCGTGTCGCCCTTCGTGCCTTGCGGGCCGGTGGCACCGGTTGACCCAGTGGCGCCCGCGTCGCCCTTGATTCCCTGCGGGCCTTGCGGCCCTTGGATGCCTTGCGCCCCAGCCGGGATCGTGAAGTTCAGCACCGCCGCACTCGCCGTGCCAGCGTTGACCACGCTCGCCGAGCTGCCAGGCGCACCCGTGGTCACGGTGCCGACGGTGATCGTGGCGGCTGGCCCTTGCGGGCCGAATCCCCCGGAGACGGTCGCCTGGACCTCGAGCGGCTTGATCTCGACCTGGATGTCGCTCACCGGAGTACCTCGCACGTGCCCCCGAGGACGTCGCGGATGCCCGGGGCGATCCAGCGGATCCGGAGCCCGAGCGTCCCGATCGGGAGTGTGTTGCCGACAGAAGCCGTGATGACCAGGCTGACCTTCCCGGCGGCCGCGTCGAAGTTCGTCATCGCCGGCTCGGCCAGGATCGCCCCGTTCGTGAGCGAGTAGATCTCGGCCTCGAACTGGTAGCCGGTCGTCGCGATCGAGAAGTCGATGATCGCGGAATAGTCGTTCCCGCGCACGAAGGCGACGTGGAGCGGGCTGCGGGCTTGGAGGGCGGAGGCCATGCCGCGAGGGTAGCGGCGGCCACCGATTTGCCCTATGAGCCGCGGAGGTCTGCCATCTGCTGCCGCAGCTCGTCAGGGGACGGGTCTTCCCGCCGTGCCGTGTCCATCCACGACCGCTTCCGCCGCGGCACGTGCTGCAGCTGGTCGCGTAGGATCCGCTGGATCGTGTTCCTGCACACCCCGATCGTGTCCGCAATCGCCTCCAGGCTCCGGCCGGTCCGGAACATCCGCTCGACCGCCCGGACCTGGATCGCCGAGAGCACGATCCGCGTCGACCCGAGGAGCCGCCCCGAGCGGTCCCGCATGAGCCGCCGCCCGTTCCGAACCCCACTCCGCGAGACGTCGCGTCGTACCATCCTGGCCTCCATGCCGTCAGGTCCCGGTCATCCGGTGGAAGGTCGCCTCGTGGTCCGTCTGCTCGAGGTCGAAGGCCGTGACCGCCACGGCCAGGGCCGCCCACCGGTGGTTTGAGATTCCAGCCAGCGGCCCCGGGTTCTTCTTCGTACCAACAGGCCCGAACCGGTCAATCAGGGCCTGGCGGATGTTGCCGTCCTTGGCCCGCGGCGAGCGGCAGATGTGCAGTTTGACGTCGCGACGGGGGACCAGGCGGACGTCCTTCATCGCCGCCATCCGGCCGATGCTGAACACCGTCTCGAACACCTCCCTCCCGACCGCCATGCCGAAGGACTCGATCCACTCGACCGCGACCCGGTAGCCGACCGACGGCGTCAGGAACGGCCCCGGCTGGTAGTTCGGCACGTCGCCGCAGTCGAGGACGCGCGAGCCGTTCCACAGCACCCACGCGAACTCTCGCGGGCCGGGGTCGATGCCGATGATGCTCTCTCTCATGGACTGGCCTCCCTGCCAGTTATCGCGTTATCCCCAAGTGACTGGGGGTCAATTACATGGTTATGCTTGTTCAATCAAACGTATGGATGGCCGTGTAACCGGTTCCGCCCGTGTAGCCAGAGCCGCGAGTCCGCCTGCGTTTCGTCACGGTTTCCTGCGACTTGTCGCGTACAGCCAGTCGAACGGATCGCTCGTAGCAATCGCGGCACAGCCCATGATCTACGGCCAGCCCAGTAGGCGAAATGCTGTATTCAATCGGTGACATCTGGCAGTCGCGGCAGAATCGCCTGTCCTTGGCCATAGCGGCATAACCACGCGATACAGCGGCCCCGCGATGCCGCTGTCTGGTTTTAGTTTCGTCAGCGGTCGCGGGCCGCTGATCGCTGGCGTTCTCAGCCCAGCCGTTCCATCGCCGTGTTGATAATGACCGCGATGTCTGTTCGACCGGCGTCCTCGCAGATGCAGGCTGCCGCGCTGATCGCCTCCCGCTCCTCGTCGGTGAGCGTGGCATCCATCGTCACCGTCACGCCGCCGTTGCACACCGACAGCGTGGCGTCCTGATCCGCGAGTCGGCGGATGGCCTCTCTGAGGCGAGCGATCTCGGCCTCCAGCTTCGCGATCGTGATCGCGTCTCTGGCAACCGCGTGCCGCAGCCAGTCGGACTGATCGTCAGTCGCCGCAGCGGCGAAGTGGTCACGGTCGGTCATGTCGTTGCCTCCTGAAACTTCGCGGCCATGGCCCGCTTCGTGGCCTCGAACCGGGCCGCGTCATCGCCTGTCCACCCCTGGGCCGGCGGACGCTCGTCCGGCCGGCCAGACGCCGCCGGCCGGTTCTTCGGGGCGTCGTACTGCCCTCCCAGCACCTTGGCGACGAAGCCAGGCTTCACGAACTGCCCGAGGGCCACCGGCGTCTCGAAGTACCTGCAGGCCCGCAGACGGCCGATCGCCTCGACGGCATCCGTGAGCCACCCGGGCTCCGAAAGCCGCTCTGTGGCCCCGTCCGGTGGCCCTGCGGGCTTCCATGGCCTCCCCGGCCCGTCGTTCCATGCGTTCCGCAGGGTTACCCAACTTGCCGGGTCCGGTGGCGAAGCCTCGCGCGGAGGAGGAGGAACTTCTTCTCTCCTCTCCTCTCCTCTACTGCGCGGCGGCGCAGTCAACGGCTGCGCTGTCGCGCAGGCAGCCCCGGAACGCTTCCGACGGTCCGGATCCCGCTCGTTTTGGGCCTTGGCACGGTCCTGGTGCTGGAGTCTCGCCTTGGCCGCCTGGCTGAACCGGCGGTCCCACCCGGGGACAGCAACGGTAGCGGCCGTCTCGTCGATCTCCAGCCACCCGACGGCCGCCACGGCCCGCCAAAAGGCTTCATCACCACCGCACGTTCTCGCCAGCCTCGGGACGGTCATCCGGGCCGTGCCGTCGGCACAGTGGACGGCGGCCCACGACCAGAGCCGGTAGAGCCGGAAGCAGACGTACTCGACCGGCTGCCCTGTCAGGTCGATCAGCTCCTGGACCTCCGGCTTGTCCGGCAGCCCGATGTCGATTGCGAGCCACTCACCGGCCATCCCGGCCTCCGTTCGTCTTGATCCACTCCGACCTGAACTCCGCGAACATCATCGTGCCGCCGCTGATCCGGTGAGCGTGGTAGGCGATGACCGCCTGCTCGAGCTCCGGGTCACGCTTGGCCTCCTGCTCCTTGATCCGCTCAGAGCGTTCTTCGCGGAGGCGTTGTTCGTGCCAGTTAGCGGGCATCGGTTGCCTCGGTTGTCATTGAGCTTTTCATGTACTCCTCAATGGACATCTCGCGGCGTTGGTTGTTATGGGCACGGCACTCGATCTGCCCATTCTCAACTGTCAGCGGACCTCCCATGCACCTCTGCACAATGTGCCCTGCCTCTACTTCAGCCGAGCACGGCCCCTTGCCCCTTCCCCTGAAGTAGCACGAAGCACCGTGGGCCAAAGCGATGTCTACCTTGATCTTCGCGTCTGTGTTTTTTCTCAAAGTGATGCTCCATTTTTCGATCGCGTCGATTGTGAATGGAAAGAGCGAGTCGCCTGTCAGTCCGACCCATTCTGAAAACACGGCCAGAGCAGCCTTCCTCCTCTGGTCGGACGTAGGTCTGTCGCCACCTCCAAGGTCTGCCATCCGGATCGCGCAACAAAGGTGCAGCTCGTTTTCAGTCATGACGCGGTGATCCTCTTGGTGGCGATGTCAGCGAAAGTCTCGCTTTTTTCGATGCCGACGTACTTCCTGCCGTTCCGAACAGACGCCACACCGGTGGTCCCGCTGCCGTTGAACGGATCCACAACAAGATCGCCTGGCATCGACGCGCACAGAACGACCGGCTCGACCAAGGCGAGCGGCAGTTGCGTGGGGAAGTCAGGCACACGCTCGGCACAAGTTCCGGTGAGCCTCGGGATCTGCCAGACGTCATCCCACAACTTGCCGCCGGCAGCCGCGCGGCTATCGCCGTACTTCGTCTGGCGGTCGCTCGGGCGCATCACGGGCTCGGGATTGAATACGAACGAGTCAGGGTCTTTGACCGCGTAGAAAATGTGGCGGCTTGTCCGGTTGAACTTGTTTGAGCAGTTCACACCAAACGTCTCGTACCACTTGACCCATGACCGGATCGTGTATCCGGTGGCCTTTAGCTCAACCGCATACTCTGCGGCATATTCGTCTCCGATCATTACCCACAGCGATCCATCATCTGTGAGGCAGTCCCAGCACAGCGAGAACCACTGCCGCACCCACTTCATGTAGGCGGCATCGGAAAGCCTGTCGGCCCTCTCGCCTTCGCCGTAGTCGATGCCGATGTTGTACGGCGGGTCCGTGAATATGAGTCTTGCCGGGCCGTGTTCGTCACGAACGGATTCCAGCCCGTCCATCACATCGACGTTCAGGATCGACCACTTCGGGCGATCCGATTCATGGCGCTCGGCCGCAGCTTTTGCAGCAGCCTGCTCGAGCTCCTGGCGTCGCTTGGTGCTGCGGATCTCACGCAGCGCCTCGGCAGGCTTCATATCGCCCGCGACCACCTTCTCCTCAAGGTCTGGTCGCCGAGCAATTTGCTCCGCTTTTGATGCCGTGCCAAGTGAAACACCGGCCTCTGCTGCAAGAGCCTTCCGCGCAACGTTCTCGCCACTTTTCGGTCGCAGACATTTTGTGGCTGCGACCGTTTTCGCCTCTTGTTTCGATGCGTTTGTGTTTCCCTTGCAAGACTCCGACCTTTTGCGGTTTCCGTCATCTTTGATCTTCTGCTTGGACAGCTCCCATTCCGCCGAGCCATCTCTGCATCGCTTTCGCACAAGCGCCCGCACGACCTTGTCCATGTCGCGGCGCTCGCCGTTGATAGACCAGGCGAACTCCCACGGGTTTCCTTCGTGGTCACGTGTCAGAGGCTCGATCCCCAACTCAATGCACGCGCGGTAGCGGTTGCGGCCGTCAAGGATCATGCCGTCGCAAATCGTGATCGGCTCCCGCTGGCCGTTCGCCGCGATGTCAGCCTTGAGTTCGTCCAGTCGCACGGCGTCCATCATCGGGAACGCATCGGCTGCTGGATGGTTCTTCAATCGCTCAACAGTCGCGCTCATACTTCGCTCCTTCTGTTTGTGATCCGATACTCACCCTCCCCGCCCGCCACCTCCCGGCCCGTCAGCTCGATCCTGCCGGCGTCCCGCAGCTCCTTGAGCCGCTTGCTCACCGCGGCCACGGTCAGCCCGGCCCGGCGGGCGATCTCGGTCTGGCCGGCGGGGCCGGCCGCCAGGGCCTCGAGCACCTTGGCACAGTGCCCGGCCACCGGCGCCCGCTTCGCGGCCGCGTGCGAGGTCGCCGGGTCGGTCTTCCGCGCCGATGCGAAGATCGGCAGCGACTCGATCGCGTCCATGCTCGTCTGCAGTGCCATTCGCTTACCCTCCGTGTATTTGCCCTGTGACGCCGGGCCGGCGGTCGGATCGCCGGCGGAAAGGTCTCCGGCTCCGGCTGCGGGTGTTTCAGACGACCGCCCGCGGCGTCCTCCCTGGGGCTGCGATGAGTCAGCCCCTGCGGCCGGGAGCGGCCGCCGTGTCTCCTATCCGTCCGACATTGGCCCGGGCTTTCCGTGGCGGTTCAGATTTGGCACCCGAGGCGGCGGTGGCGGCTCGTTCGCCGTCACCCACCGCTGCACGTGCCTGGCGTAGTCGAGGGCCTCGGCGATCAGACGCTCGCGGTTCGCGTGCGGCTCTCGCTGCATGTAGGCCAGCCGGCCAACCACGATGTCGAGCGCCGATGCGACGCCGATCACGCCGTTTGGTCCGGTCTGTATCAGCCATGCCATGCGTCCGCCTCCTTCCGCAGCTCCGCGGCCTGCTCCGCGAGCTGCCCGCGGATCGCGTCGATCTTGTCGGCCGCCGCCCGCTTCGCGTCCGCGAGGCTGGCGTGGAAGCCGTCCGCCTTCACGATCGTGCCGTGCCGCAGCTGCACCATCGGCACGCCGTGAACGTCGAGGGCCTCGCCATCCTTCGCGTAGGTGGTCACGTTGCAGCCGTAGACCTCGATCTTGTGGACCGTTGCCATGTTGCACCTCATCAAAAAGGGATGTCGTCGTTGGGCATCACGCCGGAGGCCGCGTCGGCCTTCTGGGTCGGCGTCCTGGCCGCCTGCTTCGCCGGCTCCGGCTCGCGGAACGACTCGAAGGCCGGCGCACCCGGTGCTGCGGCGAAGGCGTTGACGTAGACAACCGCCTGCCCGCTCGCCTTGCTCACGCCTTGCTTCGTGGTCACGACCACACGCCTGCCAACGATCTCCTGGTCGATCTCGGCCGAGCTCGGCAGGCCAAGGGCATTCAGGAGCTTCAGGGCCAGCTTGCAGTCCCGCTTCTCCGTCGGGTCGAACCACCGCTCGAGGTCTTCGAAGGTGCCGTTCAGATCCCGCAGCGTGACGATGCTGCACTCCTGACCATCGCGATTGCGTGTCACCGTCTTCACCTTGACGATCTCCACCTGGTGATCGCCATCCGCGAACAGGCCCACCGAATCGTCCTCTCCGAACGTGTCGAACCTCATGTCTGCACCTCTGGGGTATGTGTCTCACCGATCCGCGTGACGGCCGGGGTCGCCCGGCCGTGCTCGATTCCGATCGCATGGGCGGCGACCAGGGCTTCATGGAGCCCGAGGTCACCGGCCCTGCATTTCTTCTCCAACTCCGCGAGCCGCTCTGCCGCGGTCACCTCGCGCGACTTGTAGCGGTTCCGCCACGGCGATCCGTCATGCCACGCCATCGGCCACCTCCTTCGGCTCGAGCACGTCATGCCGGGCCGCGATGGCCGCCCGCAGGGCGTCGGCCTGGTCGGCCGTCAGCTGGCCGTCGGATTCGTAGGCGTCGATCTTGTCGCCCACGGTGCCGAGCACCCTCACGGTCTTCGCGTCGGAGATGAACGCCGCCATCCGGTCGTGCAGGGGCGGTTCGGCCGTGGCCGGGGCCGCCGGTGCCGTGCCCGTGAACAGCGGCCGGAGCGTCTCGATCGACATCGGCATCGACTCCGGCAGGCCGAACCGGTTCTTCGCGTCCCATGCCGCCGACCTCTGGGCGTACATGATCCGCTCCTTGCCGCCGCGGCCCTTCATGCGGCCGTCGTCGCCCTCGGTGACGATCGTGCGGTAGTTGAGGAACAGCAGCAGGTCACACCACTCCTTGAACAGCGGCGCGACTTGCTTGTGCATCTTCAGTTCGTACCGATCGAAGCCGTCGGTCTGGTCGGGCGGGCTCACCCGCACCACCTTGGCGTGAGCCACCCACACCACGTTCAGGCCGCGGGCGAGCAGCTGGTCGGCGAGGGCGAGGATCCGCGACAGCCTTTCGGCCAACATCACGTAGCCCTTCCCGAACCCGAACTGCTCGATCGAGTCCTTCTTCTCGTCTCGCAGCAGCTGCTCCTGGGCCATCCGTTCGGCCCAGTCGGCCGAGTCGACCACGACCGTCTGGTAGCCCTCGGGATCCCGCACGAGCGAGTGCATGGCACCCTGGAGGTCGGCCATCGTGCGGCACGGCACGCGGTCAACGTCCAGGTGCGACGATCCATCCTCGGTGTCGAGGATGATCGGCTTGGGGAACTGCGACACGAGCGTCGTCTTCCCGATGCCCTCGACCCCGTACACCACGACCCGCAGCGGCGTGCGCTGCTTCCCACGAACGATCTTCAGTCCCATCACTTCCCCTCCATTCGCCGAACCGTCTCCATGTCGACCCAGCCCGCGCGGGCCAGCGTCGTGAAATCGGAGGCGGCCGGTCCTTCGACCGCCCCCGACCGGGTGCATCCATGCCGACCGGCATCCCGCCGGCATCCTCCGCCGCGGCATCCGCCACGGGGCTCCTCCCTGCGATTCATCACCACCGCCAGGCCGACCGCCACGGCCCCCAGCGTGAACGTCATCACGAACGACGCCGCCACGATCAGCCAGAAGCCAAGCCACGCGTCGCTCATCGCAGCACCTCGCCTTCGGTGTCGTTCGCGATCACGCGGAATTCGTCGAGGCTGGCCTTCGCCCGGAGGAACAGGGCCGGGCCGGCCGGGATGGCGTAGAGGCCGTCCCCGACGGGCCGGGCCTGGGCGACGAGCTGCTCGAGCACCCGCCCGGGGGCCATGAGCTTCTGGATCGCCCGAGCCTTCTTCTGGAGGAAGGCCTCCCACGGGCCTTCCCGGTAGTCGCGCCGGTGGTGGGCGTGGTTGTTGAGCATGGTCAGGCCCTCGCGATCTGGCTCGGGCTGACGTTCGCCAGGCGGCCGTCGGCCTGCATCACGAGATGGACCTCGCCGGAGATCGCCTCGATCCGGCCGCTGCGGATCCCGTCAGCGGCGTGCCACGAGATCCAGTCCCCGACCGCGTGCTCGACCGGCGAGCGGCCGTAGACGTCCTGCATCCCTGCCACCGCCGCGGCGGCTTCCGCATCGCCCGGCATCCGTTCGTTGGCGTCCATGCCTTCGTTCCTTTTTGTGGTGTGGTTAGAACTGACGCGGGGTGTTGTAGGGATGTGGTTAGAACTTGTCAACAGGGAAAAAGGTCGCGAGTTTTGCGGCGATTTCCGCGACTGCAAAAACAGAGCGTGCCAACGGCGAATCCGATCCCAGTTCCTGGCCGAGCCGGACGAGGACCAGGGCGGTGGTCAGGTTGTTCCAGTTGATCCGTCGCATCGGGTTCTCCTGCTTGTAGCGTTGTGGTTAGAACCACAATCGGCAGTTCCCCGAAAGGTCCTTGAATGAGATCAGGCGGACCGCCGGCCCTTGCGGGGGCGGCCGGTCGCCGGGATCTCCTTCGCTTTCCGCTCGACCTCGTCCTTGTCGTAGACGAGGGCGCGGTCATGGAGATGGCCGCACCACAGGTCACCAGCCAGGGCGAGCTGGCGGATCCGGCCCATGCTGCAGCCGAAGATGTCGGCCGCTTCGCGGGTGTTGATGTAGGTCCGGCCGGGCTTGGGTTTGAACGGCATCTTCATGGCCTCTGGATCGTAGGTACCCGGCCGGCTGAATCAAGCCGCCGGCCGGGTGTCCGCCGGCGGCCCTCGCCGTCCCGCGGCCCTCCCACGCAATTCTTCGCCCACGACCCCAATCGAACGTATGTTCGAACAGGAGCCGAATACACCCGGAAGGGCTCGAACCTTCAACCTTCGGTTCCGTAGACCGATGCCGTATCGAGGGGACCATCCCCCTGTAGGGATTATTTGGATTCTCCCGGACCATTTCGACACGCTCGACCAACGGTGCCGCATGATGCGGCTTGCTTTCGCGATGGATGCGAACTACTTCAGGTGGTGCATCCATGATCCGCCTTGCCGACCCGCAGACACTCGCCGACTACGTCTCCGCGTACGCGCTCACCCATCCGCTCGACCGCGAGTCTTTGCGGCAGTATGAGATCTGCGTCCGGCTCCTCGACCGCTGGGCCGGCCACCCGGTTCGGCTCGACGAACTCGACACGCAGCTCGTCTCGGCCTGGCTGGCGGACTACGGGAAGACGGTGCGGCCCTCGACGGCCCGATCGAAGCGGCAGATGGTGCTCGCCCTGTGGCGGTCGGCCGTCGACGACGGGCTCGTCGATCCGGTGTCGCTCATGCGGCGCGTCCGCCGCGTCCGCGTCCCGCACCAAGCCCCGGTCGCCTGGACCCGTGACGAGATCGAGCGGCTCCTGGTTGCCTGCCGGTCGCTCCCGCGGTGGCACCGCTGCGGCCTGCGGCGGTCGGAGTGGTGGGCGTTGGCGATCCGGGTCGCCTATGACAGCGGCCTCCGCTGGGAGGACCAGGTCCGCCGGCTGCGGGTCGATCAGGTGACCGAGGACGGCGTCGT